CCCAAGGCGCAGATGCGCGCCGCATATTGGGGCAGATCGAACAGTCCATTCAGGGCATCGGCACCGCGTCAAAGCAAGCTGCGGAGGACACGAAGAAACTCACCGCTATAGCCCAGATTGGCGCTGCGTATGTTGCGGTGAAGGAAGCCGTCGAGGGCGTCAGAGCCGTATTCGAACAGGCCCAAGGCATTTTTGAGAAGACCGTCGGTGCGTCGGCAGACTTTGCAGCGCAGATCGTCGAGCAAAGCCAGCAGCTGGGCATCAGCACCACCAAGATGCAGGAGTACAACCAGGGCCTGCAACTGGTGGGCGCTGGGGCACGGGCCGGCACGCAGATGTTCCAGCGGTTGTCGATGGCCATCAACAGCATGGTGGGCACCGGTAGCCGTGGCCCCGCGCAGGCGTTCAAGGACCTGGGCATTCACGTCATCAACGCCCAAGGCTACATCAAGAGCACTGCCGACGTCATGGAGGAAGTGCGGCAGAAGTTCGACAAGATGCCGGACGGTGCCAAGAAGACCGCCGAGGCGTTCGCCATCTTTGGCCGGCAAGGCCACTTGATGCTCAATATGTTCAAGGAGCTGGGCGACGCCAACCAGACCTGGAACCAGTACGTGGAGAGCACCGGCGTGGTGCTCTCTAAGAACTTGATCGAAGGTGCCGACAAAGCGGCCACGCAACTGAACACTCTGAAGGAGCAGAGCGCAGCCACGTTCACCCTCATTGGGGCCATTGCCGCGCCGGCCTTTGACCCGCTGCTGAAGGCGCTGATCCAGCTGCGGGCGGAGTTTCTAAAATTCCTAAAAGACAACCAGGGAAAGATCCGCGAGTTTGCCGACACGCTGGTACGACAACTGATGGGTATCGTCGATGGGCTGAAGTCCATGGGCACGGCGCTAACAGACTCCGGTTTGTCGATGCGCCAGTTCACGGAGTTTATCGACTTCATGGTGCACGGGCTGGAGGCGTTTAACTTCATCATCGGCGGCGTGTTGAAAGGCATCGACTGGTTGATCCGGGGCGTCAAGCTATTCGTCGGCCTAGCAACAGAGTCGGTTGGTAAGGAGGGAGATCTCGAGAGCGGCCAGCAGAAGTTTGCGCGCATCCTGAAGGAGACGTGGGATAAAGACACGATCTTCGGCGGGTTCGGCGACGCCATGATGTCGGCGGGCGTGGCGTTCGAGAAGAACAAGCAGGAAGCCGACAATACGGCAGAGGCACACACGCACGCCGCGCACAGCGTCGAACTGCTGACGCAGATGTACAAGCGGGCTGCGCCCGGTAGCCAGGAGGCTGCTGATGCGGCAGCGCACATCCGGGAGCAGCTAGCGTACTTGAAGGACGACACCGGCGAAGTCACCGAGGAAACCAAGAAGTACCTGAACACGCAGTTCGGGCTGAAGCTGGCGCTGAAAGCTACCGACGATGAGGAAGACAAAGACGCCGACCTGCTGAAAGGCGTAGCGCGCGAGACCGGCAAGGCCAACGACGAACTCAAGAAAATGATCGAGTCGCTGGAGGAAGAGCGCGCCAAGATGCTCGGCGGCACCGAAGCCGCTACCAACCTGAAGCTGGCCAAGCTGGCGCTGGCGGGTGCCAGCACTGCCGAGATCGAGAAGGCGCAATCGTTGGCCATTGCCAACGAGAATCTGCAGAACATGCAGAGCAAGATCTCTGAGGGCGTGAAGCTGCTGAGCAACAGCGCGGAGGACGCGGCCAAGAAGTTCGACAAACTCAACCAAGAAGAGTTGGCGTTGGCCATCACTCGCGCCAAGGCTGCGCACGACGACCAGGCGCTGTTGGACGCCACCACCCGCAAGGCCGAAGTTGATGGCCGCATCCGCATGGGGGAAGAAGCCAAACGGCTCAACGACCTGTTGGACTTGCAGGAAAAGCTAAAGGATTCTAACAGCGACAATGCGCAACTGGCCGTGGAAGAAGCACAGAAGCTGGGCCTGGTCACGTATGGCGTGAGCCAGCAAGGTGTCGAGATACTAAAGCAGTCGTTGGAACAGGAGATCGCATTACAGAAGGATTACGTTAGCCAGGTTGACGAGCTGACCAAACAGCAAGGCGAGCAGCAGGTTCGGGAAGTTAAGCAAAGCCTTGACAAGAGCCGCAGTGCGGTTATCGACTTTAAGAACATTGCCGGCACCGCCATCGAGGATATGTTCGAGGGTATCATCCTCGGCACCAAGAAGATGAGCCAGGTGTGGCACAGCATGCTGCAATCGTTTGCCAAGTCGGCGATCACCACGTTTAAGGACATGATCCTTAACAAGATCAAGTTCTTCGACGAGCCGGCTACGGTCAACTTCAAGGAGCTGCCCGAGAAGCTGGGCGGGGCCTTTGGCGGCATTGTGGACTTCTTCAAGGGTATCTGGACCGACCTGTTTGGTGGCAAGGAAGCGCAAGAAGCCGCCGAGGCCGGCGCGGCCCCTGGCGAAGACAAAGCCAAGCGTGCGGCAGCCGGCGCGGCCATGACCCCGGCCGAAGGTGGTGGTGCCATGACGCCTGCGCCTCCGCCGTCGGCAGAGCCCAGCGGGGGTGGCGGTGGCAGCGAGAAGAGCCAGGCCGCCGTGGTGGATGCGTGCGGCGGCATTACCGACAGCGTCAACGCAATGGGCAAGAAGCTGCACGAACCACTGACGCAGATCAAGACCACCAGCCAGACGGGCTTTCAGCAGACTGTCTCCAAGTTTGCAATGGTGGGTGTGGCGCTGGGCGGTGCTCTCATCGGCATTGGCAGTCTGATCAAGGGCCACGCGGGCAAGGTCATCTCGATTATCGGCACGGTGATCACCACGATCTCTGGCGTGGTAGCGGTACTCATGATGATTGCCAGCGAACAGATGGCGCAGTTTGCCAGTGCCGTCGGGTCGTTCGTGTCCCTCATCATTGGCTTGTTCGCCAGCTTGATTGCCGCCAGCACCAAGATCCTGGGCACTGGGCAGACTGGTGGGTACTTCGAGCACGGGGCGCTGACGCGCCCGCCAGGTGCGGTGGGCGCAACGGACCGGGTGGGGCGCAGCGGCATCGCCATTGTGGCGCACGAAGGCGAAGGGCTCGTGAACCCGCAGGCCACGCACAACCTGGGTGGGCGCGACGCCATTATGGCCCTGAACCGTGGGCTCATACCGCCGACGATAGTGGGCCGGGTGTTGGCTGAGACCGTGCCCACTACGGTGCCGGTGCCGGCGTTGTCGCGCGTGGGGCCGGCGATGGTGAGCAATGTGGTACAGCAAATTGCGTCGCCCACGTACAACCTGCACCCCGGAGCCGTCACCGTCAACGTGCCCCCTGGCACCGACGCCGCTGAGTTCGGCAACAACCTGATGCGCGGAATCGTCTCGCACTTTGGTCGTTAGCATGGACATTCTGGTTGGCCCCGAGCGGACCCGTGTGGGCGGTGGCGTGCAGCTGGCCATGCCGGCCCTTGGCTACAACTCCAACACGCTGGGCAGTGCGCCCACGCTGCGCGCCGCACGCGAGGCCGTAGACCGCCTGGTGGCCACGCAGCACGCCGGAGCCCCCGCCACCGTGGAGCTGTGGTGCGTCAAGTGGGGCCTGGAGGCGTGGGTGTTCCGCTGCACGGTAACTACGCCGTATGGCACCGCTGTGTACGCCGTGAACGTGGCTCGAGACCTGCGCACCGCAGCCAACGCCGTGCAGCACGCCGCGCTGGCCCTACGGCGGGATCGCCAGCGCCTGGGCGACACGGTAGTGCCCGTGGTGGAGCAGTATCTGGTGCCGGTTGCGCCGTGCGAGCGGCTGTGCCCCGTGGTGGCGACGGAGTGGGCGCAGGACTGGCGTGGTGACGACCTGCACGAACTGCATGTGTACCCCGCCAAAGGGCTGACGGTGTACTGCTGGCCCGCGCAGACCGAGACCACGGACGCGCCGTTGTCTCTAGAGGCAAGCACCCGCCTGTGGCACCAGCTACTGCGAGACACTGTGCGCGCCACCGAGCACCTTACCAGCACCGTATGGTCGCTGGACTGCACCGGCTTTGCCGCTGGCGACTACGTGGCCACGTTGGACGGCGCGTGGGTGCGCCGCGTGTGGGCACGGCGGCGGCGCGTGGTGGGTGGCAGCTGGGTACCCCTGGCTGCGGCCCTGCTGACCCGTACACGCGACTCGACTGGTGCGGTGTACCTCGACCAGCCCCATGCCGCATTGGAGGCCGTAGACGCCCCCGCAGCGGCCCGCACGCTGTTGGGGCGGCTGGTGCGCCGTGCCGTGGGGCGGCAGTATGTGGCGCAGGCCATACTAGGCGAAGTAGACGCCGGGGCGCTGGCCGTACTCGAACGCGCCCAAGGAGTGTTGCCATGAGCACAGAGATGAAGCCGCATCACCTGAAACTCACGGTTGGCACGCCCACTAGCTACGGCTTTGGCATTGGCACAGTGGAGCTGGACGGACACAAGCTGCACACTGTGCACTGCGTGAACATTGTGGCCACGCAGGACGACTGGTGTTACGTGACGCTGACGCTGGGTGGCGTGTCTGTCGAAGCCAACGTGCCGGACCAGCTGTTCGGCGATGTGAACCTGTTGTTCCAGCGCGCCAAGCCCGTGGATGACAAGACGGTGGTGCTGGCACACGCGCTAACGGCTGCCGTGGAGCACTACCAACGGCACCGCCACACCGCCCTGCGCAAGGACAGCGCCGATACCATCGAGGCATACGACATGATGTTGAAGGCGCAGGCGGAGTTACAGCATCATCTCAAGTCCACAGTAGAACTGCACGATCAAGAGACGCGGTTCCCGGTAGCGGTAGCAGCGCGTGGGCCGCTGGTGAAACCTTGACGGCAGCGGGTCTCCGACTGCCGTCGAGCGGGTGGGCCTTGGGAGACAACTTTTGCCGCCCAACACGGTGAAGACTCCCAAGGCTCCATCCGTCACCCTGTAGGTACTAGCTATGGCAGGCATCCCCTACTACATCAACGACTCCTCCGGGTCGCAGCGGTTTGTACTCAACCGGTCGTTCTGGGTTGCCGAGCACGATATCGGCTTCAACTGGGGTATGGTTGACACGCCGCGTGGCCACGGTAGCCGTGCGCTGGACACGGCGTACATGGGGCAGAAGAAGGTGGTGTTTACCGGCTACGTGGGGTCTGGCACCTACGGCGGGTCTCTTCCGTTTGGCGTTACCGCTAACACCGACGTCACGTACCTGGCCGCGTTGCAGGCCATGTTGGCGTTTCTGGCGCAGTACCGGCGCTGCATCATCGACTACCGCAACGGCTGGATTCAGTACGCGCTGTTTGAAAGCGCCAAGGTCACGCAGTCCGAGGGATGGCCAGACCTGCGGGCAGTAAACCTGAACTTCGCCGTGGAAGATCCGTTTGCCTACGCGCTGCAAATGGTGAACGGCACGGCGTCGAGCAATACCATCACGGCGACGATGACCGGCAATGCACCGTCGGCGCACTACTTTCTGTATCTGCGCAGCGCCACCACCGAGATGCCCGTGCGCGTGTACCACGTGCAGAACGCCACGGTGGCCACGTTTACCATTCCGGCATACCCCGCCGATCCGCTGGTGTTGCACGGTTGGCAGTGGACGGTCTTCCAGTCGTCGTTGGGATCGTACGGCGTGCCGACGTCGCTCACGAAAACGGCATGGGGCCGCGTGCAGCCGGGTAGTGTGTTTCCTATCTTGATTCCAGGGTCCAACACGCTGTCGTTTTCCAACCCCGACGGGTCGCCGTTGACCGTCGGCCCCATCGGCAATCCGGGGGCCACGGTGTTGCAGGCGCAGCTGCAAGCGCACAGCGCCGTGTGGTGGGACGATAGCCTGGTGGTGCCCAGCAACGTGCCCCCTGGCATGTACGACCTGGCCCAGTTCGGTGTGGACGTGTATGGCTAAGTTGTACCAGGACGGCGTCGAGCAGATGCGGCTTGCTGGGGCGTGTACGTATCGTATCGAAGACGAGTCGCGGCTGTCGAACGATGGCCCGCTGGCTCCACCACGTTCAGGAGACCACCGCGCTGTGACCCCCGAGGAGATGCTGTGGGCCGCTGTGCTGGCCGATGCCATTGCTGCCGTGCGCGGCCGGACGCCCAACCTGCGCACACGCGCGGCGCACTACAAGAGCCGAGCGCACGCTGCTGCGTGGTTCAACAGCGATGCGCACGAAGTTGGATCGTTCGTGTTCGTGTGTGACGTGCTGAGCCTGGACGCCATGTACATCCGCACTCGGCTGCTGCGTGCGTCCGCAACGCGCCGCAGTGTGTGGTGCACCTTGAACTAGCCATGCGCGACATCGACAACCCCGAAGAGTACGTGCTCGAAGTGAGCACGGTACTGCCCAACGCCGACCCTGCCAGCCGCTACCAGCTGGTGGAACGCTGGGGACCGCGCCGCCGACGCCTGACCAAGCTGAAGTTCGACTTCAAGCGCAACCTGGGATGCGACACTTTGACGGCCGAGCTGCACATGCCCTGGGACGCTTGGGGCGTGGGGTATGCCAACCGGGCCATTCGGTTCTTCAACCACGTGAACCTGTACTTCCGCGGAGTGCGGTACTGGACCGGCTACGTAGAAACCGTGCAGCCTAAGTTGCACACGCCCGAGACGATCACGTTGGAGGCGCGCGGCTACGCGCACCAGGCCAAGCTGGCCACCATCAGCTGGAACTACGCGCGTACCGGCTTCAAGGTAGCGGGCGAAGTGGGCGAGATCGCCGGTGTGGTGCGGTCCTTGTTTCTGCTGGCACCGCTGGCGCTGGGCACCGACCCGGCCATGCCCCACCCGCTGGCCGACTCGTATCTGATCCACGCGTCGCTGAACCGCCCGATGGGTTTGAAGCTGGACAAGGTGACGTTGCTCGACGCGCTGAACGAGTTGGCGCAGTTGGCGGGCAACTACAACTGGGGCGTGGACGAGAACCGCCGATTCTACTTCACTGCACCGCAACCGTGGACCACCGGCACGGCGCAGTACGGCGTGGACAGCTGGACGCCGCAGCCCAGCAACTGGAACGACGGTGCCGCGCACCCGCGCTACTCAGACGAGACAGTGGCCACGCCACTGGCCGTGCCGCCAGGGTTGCCAATCGAAGAACAAGCGTCGTTTGTGATTGGCAGTGATGTGGAGTCCGTGGATCAGACCGACACCATCGAACCCTCGAAGAACGTGCTGCTCATAGTGGCACCGGGGTCCAAGGCCGGCGACCCGCCGCAGCTGTTCACGGTAGCGGACCAAGAATGGATCGACTACTGGGGCCGGCGCTTGATGGCTCGCGTGAGCACGCCGTTTTGGAGCGAGGAGGCTGACGTGCGGGCCTGGGGCGCGGCGCGGCTGCGTCTGATGGGCCGACCGCAGACCAAGGGTAATGTCAAGGCTATCACGCGCCGCTACATCGGACCGGCACACGCGCTGGGCGCGGTACGCGTGATCGACCCTGCGCTGGGCACCGAGATCGTGGAGCGTATCGAATCGGTGGGCTATACCATGGACAAGAACGCCCAGCTGGTGGCACAGGTGGAGTTCGCCTATGCACCGCCACCGGACCAGTATTTTGCTGAGCAGCTACGGCGAGACGCCACCCTGTCGCAGAATCAGGCCATCGGCGAGCGGGTACCGTTCGTGCTGCGCGACCGGTTCAGCATCTATACGGACACATGGAACGCTCACACTTAACGCTGTGGTCCACGCGCTGGGCCATCCAGCTGATCGACACCCGCACGGGCCGCGTGCTGCACGCCGTCAATGGCCACAACGACCAGCTGAACGCCGGCGTGTACGATGTGCACTCGCAGATCACCGGGCAGAAAGGCCCCGCCATCTACCAGTGGGTGGAGATTGGCACCAGTAACGCCGTGACGCAGCCCGCCGTGACCACAGGCTGCGTTGCCCCGGTGCTGCTGCCCGACGGCACGCCGGCCCGTGTGCGTGGGGCATGGAGCACCAGCGGCAGTGACTTTACGCTGGACGTGGCCATACCCGGTGCGGGCGGTGGCGGAGCCGACCTATCCAGCCCCCCGGTGACGGGCAACATCTGGGAAGCGGCGCTGTACCCCAGCCAGCAGGCCAATCTGGGCAGCGCGCTGTTCCGGTACGTGTTCCCCTCGGTGCTGACTCTGAGTAGCGCCAATACGCTGACCATCAGCATCGTGCTTGCGCCATGACCACACCGAACTTTCCGGTGCCGCTGCCCAGCATCACCACGGTGCCGCCGTCGCCGTTTCCCACCACGGCGCAGCCCATCTCACCAGACGCCACGGCGTTCCGTACGTCGCTGTACGATGCACGGCGCGAGATCATTCGGGCACGGGCCGCAGCCGGTCCCAACATGGTGCTGGGCGGGTTTCATGCTATTGCGGGCAGCAACTCGGTCACCTTCTCGCCTGGGGTGGTGCAGCTGGGTGTGCCGTTGAGCCAGTGGACCACCAGCTATCCGCCGTCGGCCGGGTACCTGTACGCGCCGGCCAACCCTGCCGGTACGGCACCGCTGGGCACCGTGGACGGCAGCATGCGTCTCGAGTTGAACGACCTGACCACGCTGACCACGGTCGGGGCGTTTCCGGCGGACGGCGAGTACATTGTCTATGCGCGGTACGACCCTACTACCCCGTATTGGGTGGCGGTAACGGCGCAGACGGTGGCAGCCGTCACGACTATGGACTGGTCATCTGCGGTGCCGCTGGCCTGGGTGCGCGTGGTGAGTGGTGCGATCACTGCCGTGCGGGACTGCCGACCTACGCCGCCGTGGCTGCCGCGCATTGCGCAATACGTGAACATAGACGCGCCGATAATGATTGCCCCAGAGTACGACAGCGAAGAGGGTCTGCTGGTGCCGTGCAACATAGGGTCGTTCTGGTTGGTGCCAGGGCAGGCGGTGTGGTTCACGGGGCAGGTGCAGTTCGAGGGGAGTTTCGATCAGAAGGACCCTGCGCGCCCTGACATCGCCTGCAAGTACAGCCTCAGCCGTGGCGACCCGGCAGACAGCTTTGCCACCGGGCACTTCTGGTACGGCGGGCGCGCGGGCACGTGCTTCCCGGTGTACCATGCGGCGTTTCCGCAGATCTCGCGCAACGCCTGGGCGTTCGAGTGTCTGTTCCTGCCTAAAGCGTTCACGGCGGTGCAACCTGATGAGGCGTCGCAGGCTGCACCAGGCATCTTCCACTTCAATGGCATCTACTGTACGGAGTTCTACACGTACAGTTTCAAGAAAGACCCAGAAGGGCCTATCCATAAGAGCGACGGCATCAAGGTGGTGTGGGCCACGCTGCGTGCCGAATGGGTGCCGTATGCCGTGCAGTCCACGGTGGCTGCTGCCACGCCGCCAACGCCGGCTACGTGTTTGGTAACGGGATGAGCACGCCAGTTGACGATACGCCGGTGCGGTTGCAGAACACGTACACCGACGCGACCAGCCCGGTGCCCGGCACGGTGATCAGCCCCGTGGACCCGTACGCGCAGTGGAACTTGGTGCGCTGGGCCAAGAGCCGCCCCGGTACGCTGCTGGCTGACCGGTACGGGCCGGTGTGGGTGCAAGGCGGCGCGACGGCGCTGATGTCCATCAGTCCAGATGTCGCGCAAGTGCAGCCGATGGAGGCGTGGGGCCTGGAAGAAGTGCTGCAACAAGACCGCGTGGCCCTGCGGGCGGTTTCGGCTCAGCAGACTGTGACTGGCGTTCCAGCTACTCCAACAGTGATCGGCACCTTCCTGGGATTCATAGTCCAGCGCGGTATGGGCACCATCGTGCCGTACCCCATCACGGCACCGAGCCTGCAACGCAAGACCACCTACATGGAAGTGCCCGACGTGGCCAACGTGGCGGTACCCGTGGCGGCGATGATAGCTGGCGCAGGCTGGAACGGGTTGATCGACCTGCGCCGCCGCCCTGGCCAGATTCTGTACGTGGACAAGAACGTCACGTACCTGACCACGCCGCAGTACAGTGCGGACATCGACAATGGGTGGTCCATTGCGCGGGACTACCGCATCTGGCTGTACGCGCCCGTGGGCGCAGTGTTTGAAGTGTGCACTGCGGTGACGTATATGCTGCCGTACGAAGACGCTATCGACGAAAAGCATGGCGACGTGCCGTTCGGTAACAACATACAGAACCCGCAGGACTACACGCTGCAGAAGTCCCTGGCCCACTACATCAACAGCGCGTTGAGCACCAACCTCAGCGAGGAAGCGGGCGTCGAGGCGTTCAACGGGTTGGACGTTGCGCAGACGCAGGCCATTGCCGACCACGCACAGAACACCCAGAAGCAGACGCTGTACCTGCGGGCAGCGTACAAGAGCCTGGTGAATGCCATACACGACATCTGCCCCGCCTATTTGATTCCACAGGGGCAGGCGCGGCAGTACAAAGTGGATGTGCGGTTCCCCCAAGTGTGGGCACGGTTGGTTGCGCCGCAGCCGCAGTTTGCGGTGACCGGCGGCATATCGAAGACGAAATGAGCCTCGAATACTTACCCGCTGCGGAGGCCATACAGAATGGCAGTCTGCTGGACGCCGTTGCGATTAACACGGTAATCCAGCAGCTGTCTGAGGCAGCGCGCTGGTTGGCCGGCGACGTACTGGGCCGCGCCATCTGGATCGACGGCGGCGATATCTCCGCCACGCTGGATGGCGATGACCTGTTTGTCGAAGTCAAGGACGTGGATACGTACCTGTTCGAGCCCAGCACGCAACCGGTGCGCGCCCTGCGGGTAGGCACGCGCTGCCGGCAGGGTACTCGTTCGGTGAACGTCGATAAGGACAAAGACTTGCTGCTGGCCATGTTGGCCAGCAACGCCGACGAGCAGCTAGGCATGATCCAGATTTACGACCCCGTGCGCGACTTTCCGCCGCAAGGGGTGGTGCCGTTGCACTGGATCGGCACAGGGTTCACCGACTTACATGCCACCGTGGACGCCCGCCCACACCCGGTGTACGGCGTGTCGATGGCTCCCAACGGGTACGAGGCGCACAGCCGCACGGCATGGATTCCAGTGCCGGACGCCAAGGCAGCGGTGTGCGTGTACCCTGGCGAGCGGCTGCTGGTCACGTTAGAAGTCAACGGTCAGGATGGGCTGGTGTCGGCGATCAAAGACAACAACTTTGTGCCCAAGGATCGGGCTGATAACACCAAGCTGGTTGTGGCGCTGAACGGGTACATACCACCGACGGACGCCGACCCGTTGCGTGTGGGGTACGAGACGGCGTTTCCCGAGACGCACACCCACACGGCCATCTGGATCATTGATCCGTTTGCCGCCAATCCTGGGCTGATCTTCGGCACGCCGGACCCAACGCAGGGCGGGCCGATTCTGGTGGAGCTACAGATACGCGGCTTTGCCGCCAAGACCGATAAGATGCTGTTCTCGGTGCGCGTGCTGCCCGCTGAGTGCGTACCGGGGTAAAAAGGAGGACCGATGAAACTCAAACTGCTGTTGCTGCTGGTGGTGCTGTGGGCTGCGGTGAGTCAGGCGCAGACCAACTTTCCCGGTGGATACGACAACACCACCAACCTGCCGGTGGTGGGCCCTGGGGACACCATAACCAGCGGCGCGCACAACACGCAGAACAGCGCCCTGTTTGCCATGCAGCACGCGCTCGGCCTTACGTCCACGGTGGTGTCTGAATGTACGGGGACGGGCGCACCGTATGCCTGCTGCACCGGCGCGGGCACGGGCAGCGGCTGCCTGGCGGGTGGCCCGCCGAACGATCTCGTCACCATGCTGAACAACAAAGCCGGCGCTGGCGACATGGTGGTCCTCAATAACAACAAGGTGCTCAACTACACGCTCAACGCGGGCGCGTACCCTGGTGCAGACATCGGCGCGCAGGTGAACGCCGCGCTGGCCGACTGCAACACTCAAGTGGGCAGCGGCAGCTGGTGCCGCGTGACCATTCCGCCGAAAACGGCGGTACAGTCCACGGCCATCACGATCGGCCGCGCCAACACTGAACTGGACTGCCAGAACGCCCAGTTGCAAACTGCCAGCACGTTCACAGATGCACCTATCAAGATCAACTTCATTGCACCCGGTGCGTATGCCTTGGCGATCAACAACATCACGGTGCGCAACTGCTACATTGACAACCGATCGCAGAGTAGCATTTCCTGGGCACCCTCTGCCGGTGGGCAAACCGACCCGCGCGTGGCGCGCGTGGTGGCCTGGCGCGTGAATAACTTGCGCCTGGAGCACCTGACGATCATCGGGCCGCTGGGCGGTGGTGTGGACGTGCAGCAGTCCCAAGGCATCGTTGATGACATTCAGGTGGGCGACCCCACCAACAGCGGCTGGGGGCCTCGGCCAGCATTTACGGGCAGCAGCCAGGCCGACGGCGTGTACCTTGTTGGTCAAGGTTACACGGGCGGCGCGGGCAACCCTGGCCAACCCATCTATGCGAGCAACCTGCGAGTGTACTACGCGAGCATCTACGGCGTGCATGCGGTAGCGGGCGCGCAGCTACAGAACGTGGACGTCAACACGGCAGGCAGTAGCTGCATCGTGATCGGAGGCACCACCAGCCTGGCACCCGTCAGCGGGTGGGTCACGCTAGACGGCTTTACCACCAACCAGTGCAGCAACAGTCTGGGCACGCCCACGGGTGCGGTAGGCGACCCGGCATCCAACCCGACTACCGAAAACATGGGCCACGTGACCGTCACCAACGGATTTATCCGGCTCAGCGGCTCCGACGGCATTCGGTTCACTACGGCCAAGATGCACGACGCTATGGTGATTGCCGGCAACCGCCTGGAGTGCTTTGGGTCACGGTCGGCCTTGTCGAACTCGCGCGGTGTGTACGTGCAGAATGCCAGCAACAGCGTGATCCAGGACAACAACATCGGCAGTCTGACGGGGTGCCCCGCCATTACCGGCACGGCAGCGGGCATCGAGCTGAGCGAAGGCAAGACCACTCAGGTGGTCGATAACATCATCCCCGGCGTCAACCCCAGCGGCAATGCGTATGGCATCGTGCTCAGTACCAACGGCGGCTTGGTTTCGACGCAGGGTGTTTTCGGGAACGTCATCCGCAATGTGCCGAACGCTGCCATCGTGTTCTCTGCGAGTGCAGGCGGCTTGGTTACAGATGTTACGGTGCGCGACAACACGCTCAACGGGTGCCAAGCGTCCTCTACGTGCGGGCAGATCACATTCACGAGTGGTGCGGCTACGTCGTTCATCAACTTGTTCCTCATCGACAACTGGGCGGAGTCAACTGGGGCGGGCACTGGTAAGTACGGCATCCTGACGACGCTGACCGGATCAAACTCTTCGAGCGACGTGGTCTTTTCCAACTTCTGGCAAGGCACTGAGATTTTGCAAACCGGTACGCTGCTGGCGTACATCGACGGCACCGAGCAACATACGCCCAGCTGGGTGGTGATGACGAACACCACCGGGTCCACTATCGTGGGTGGGCGTGTGGTGTGCGCTAACGGTGCGGCCGGAGTGGGTACGTGCTCGACGAGCGGCACTGCCCGCCTGGCGCTTGGGGTAGCGGTGGCGAGCATTACGGCAGGGAACATCGGCGACATTCAGACCACGGGCAGCATCAGTGGCGTTCCCTGCGATGGCACGGTGACTCCCGGTGACCTGCTGATTCGCAGTAGCACCACGGCAGGCAGCGTGATGGCTGACAACACGCCCAACCCCGGCGAGACGCTGGGCAAAGCGCTGACGGCGTGTAGCACCACCTTGACGGCGTTGCTGGGCACCGGCCAATGACGAGCCAACGCCCCACCAACCAGCGCCTGACGCTGACGGGACCCTACAGCCGGCAAGCCCCTATTGCGGCCAGCGCCATGGACACCAGGTTGCAAGCTGCCGGTGCAGCGGAGAACGTGCTGGGGGGCTTCTTCCGTGGGAACTTGACGCTTCAGCCTGCGGAGCAGCTGCCGTACCCCACGGCGCTGACGGAGTACGCCATCCCTAACCAGGACCTGGTGCTGCGCCAGCCGGGGCCGTTGCTGTACGTGCTGTGGAACCGCGTGGAGCTGTTGCCGTTCGAGTCCCCCGACCGGGATCCGGCCACTGGCGCGGAACTCGACCCCGGCACGGCTATTCCGCCCGGAGCGTATTGGCTGTACCGCGCCACGCTGACCGACGGTACGCTGGAAGAGCGGCTGCGTCTGGGTACCGCGCCAGACCCTGGCGACGCAATACGGGCGGTGTATTACATCATCGACTGGACCGTAGCGCAGTGATAGAGGCAATGCTACCTCCTGCTGCTGACGGTGCTCATCATCCTCGCCGTCCTCGGCCTGGTCGGCGTCATGCCGATGTACTGGCGGATGCACTGAGCCGGGCGCGCATGGCACGCCGAGTCGCTGCAGCCCTGGTGCTGCTCGGCGTGCTGCTGGGCGGCCAGCGGGCCAGTGCACAGACCGCCACACCCACGCCCTGGAACGGCTCGTGCAGCTTCGTCACGATCACGCCAGCTGCCGGCGACGGCTTCCCCACGTCGCAGAGCAATACCTGGCCCGGCAGTGCGACCACCTTCGTCTCGGGCAATGCCAACTACGTGCAGGCGTCTTGGTCTAGTTCGGCTCCAACGTACACCTCAGAGAACTACGTTGCCAGGTTCCCAACCGGCGCATCCATCCCATCAACAGCAACGATCGCGACAGCATGGATGCATATCTTCGTCGGTGCCACTGCCGCCAGTAACACCGACACCACTCTCAGCGCCCGCTACTTCACCGGCGGCACACCGCTTGGAAGCGCAGACTGGGTATCCGCACCAGCCGGCGTTGTCGCATTCGATGTTGCAGCGCCACTATCTAGCGTAGCAACCGGTGAGGAGAATTACACCTTATCAAATCTAGGCAGCATCGTCAAGGGTAGTGGGAACACCGACATACGCCTCGTGGCTTCTCGACCGGGCGGCGTTGCACCTACTACCGGCACCACCTACATCTATATCGCGACGTCTACCGTTGGCATATCCAATCAGATACCATGGTTAACCATCGAATATTGCCTCCCGACGCCGACACCCACGATCACGGCAACGCCCACACGCACTCCTACAGTAACATCTACATATACAATAACAAACACGCCAACAGCAACTCCGACGGCTACACCTACATACACCATAACTAACACACCTACGAACACACCCACGGTGACTCCGACGTCCACACCAACTCGAACGCCCACGGCAACCTTCACGAACACCGTCGCGATCGACGATGCGCAGTTCATCTCTCAGTCCGTGCCCTCGGTCATGCTGCCGGTCAACGTCTACTCCGTCTCCGTGACGATGAAGAACACCGGCAACACGCCCTGGACCTATCCGGCCTACTCACTGGTCAGTCAGAACCCAGCGTACAATTCCACCTGGGGCTTCAATCAGATCAACCTCGGCGGCAGCGAGAACATCCTCCCCGGTCAATCCAAGACATTCACCTTCAACGTGACCGCACCCAGCATCGGTACATACAATTTTCAATGGCAGATGTACGATGCGACGGTGTTCTTCGGGGCCATGTCCACGAATGTCGTCGTGACGGTAGCAGCGGCAACGCCTACGGCGACACCCACCGTCACAGCTACAGGCACGGTGACAAACACAGGGACAGTGACGGATACGCCGACGGCTACGCCCACAGCGACGAGCACCGCTACGCCAACGGTAACCAATACAGTCCCGATCGACAACGCACAATTCATATCGCAGGTCACACCCCCGGACATCATGCTGCCTAGTCAAGTCGCGTCTGTCTCAGTGACCTTTAAGAACACCGGCAACACGACGTGGACCAAGGCCACGAACTACTCGATGATCAGTCAGAACCCCGCGTTCAATCAGTCTTGGGGTAGCAACCAAGTCCTCTTGGGAACGTCTGACAGTATCGCTCCCGGTCAATCTAAAACATTCTCGCTTAATATCAACGCGCCATCAAGTCCTGGCACCTACAATTTCCAGTGGCAGATGAACTATAATACGTCGACGTTCTTTGGCGATCTGTCGACGAACGTCGTCGTGACTGTCGCCCAAGCGACCGCGACCCCTACGCAAACGCCAACGGTGACACCAACTAGCACCATCACATTCACCCCGACATCGACGCCATTGAACACTGCTACTCCTACATTAACCCCTACGAACACGCCGACAAACACACCGACGGCGACCCCCACGGCGACGCCCACGGCGACACCGACGGCCACCGCTACCGCGACAGCCACACCGACCGCGACCCCGACCGCCACCAGCACTCCGACCGCGACCCCCACCGCGACACCGACCAGCACGCCTACCGCGACACCGACCAACACGCCAACCAACACGCCGACTGCCACTCCGACCGCCACCCCGACGGCCACGCCGACGGCAACCCCAACCCAGACCCCGACCAGCACGCCGACGCAGACGCCAACCGCGACCTACACGCCGACAGCAACGCCTACGAACACCCCGACCAGCACGCCCACGGCGACGCCCACACAGACCCCGACGGCCACACCAACGCAGACGCCGACGGCAACCCCCACTGCGACGCCGACGGCCACGGCGACCATCACCGTCACCCCAACCGCGACGCCCACCGTCACCCCAACCGCGACGCCGACGAGCAGTCCCACGCAGACACCGACGCGCACGCCGACGCAGACGCCCACCGCTACCGCGACAGCCACACCGACCGCGACCCCGACCGCCACCAGCACTCCGACCGCGACCCCCACTAACACGCCGACCAGCACACCCACCGCGACGCCGACCAATACGCCAACTCAGACGCCCACAGCCACGCCCACAGCCACGCCAACTGTCACCTACACACCGACCGCCACTCCCACGGCCACCCCAACGGCCACGCCGACGGCAACCCCAACGGCCACACCGACGCAGACGCCCACGGCGACGCAGACGCCGACGGTGACCGCGACCGGCACGGTGACGCAGACGCCGACCATTACGCCCACCGTCACACCAGGGCCGTCTCAGACGCCAACTGTCACGCCGACCAACACGGCAACCGCCACGCCGACGCAGACGCCGACGGTGACCTTCACGCCAACTGCCACGCCGACGAGTACCGCGACCGCCACCGCCACACCGACCAACACGGGCACGGACACACCGACCACCACGCCGACGATCACGCCCACCGCCACGCCGACCGATACGGCCACCGGAACGATTACCGAGACGCCGAGCGTAACGCCCACGATCACGACGACGCCAACGTTGCCGCCCGCCTGCCAATGGTACAACGGGGCGATGACGGAGGACGTGCTGGCCTCCGTGGTCGATCCTGGCGGTTCGTGGTCGCCAACGGTTTCGGGGACCGTGACGCTCAGCTCCGGTGCCGAGATCGTCTCGCCGGGCTGGGCGTCCACCAAAACCAACACGCAGAACAGCGAGGCGTGGATGCGCGTCAACACCGCGCCGCTGGCCAACTACACCATCTTGCAAGCCATGCTCGACCTGAACATCGGCAACGCCAGCGAGACGGTTCCGAGCAATCAGTGGCCTGGCTACGTGCAGGGCTCGTTCATGAACGCAGTAGCACAGGACGGTTTCCAGACCACCGACTATACCGGCGCGCAGGACCACACTGCCTTTGGGCCGGTGTCCTTTGCGCTGCTGCCACCGACCACATCGGGCACGTACAGCTTCACGCTCGACCTGACGGCTGGCGGTAGTTCCAATCCCGACGACGCCATCAACACCCACGGCTACACGGCGATCCGCGTGTTCGTGCCGCTGCTCATGCCGCAGCCGAATCCCAACCGTGGTGACACCGCACAGGTATCAATCGCGACGTTGGAGAACTCCAACCCTAATTGGCATCCCGTGATGTGGGTCGAGGCGTGCGCGCCGACGCCGACCACCACACCGACCGCGAGCTACACACCGACCGCCACGCCGACCCTCGTTGCGGCTTCGCCGACGCCGACCACCACACCGACGCCGATCCCACCGACCGTAACGCCGACCAGCACACCGACCGCGACGCCGACCGCTTCCGGCACGTCGACCGTGACGCCGACGGTCACGCCGACGTTACCGCCAACGGACACCCCGACGGACACCCCGACGGGCACCATCACGGCCACGCCTACCGACACGCCGCTGCCTACCGCTACGCCGACGGTCACGCCCCCGGCTACCGCCACCAGTACGGCCCGCAGTACGCCCACGGCCACGGGGCTCGGTACGCCTACGGCCACGCCACAGGTGCCGTTGACGCTGCATGTGGTGGCCGCTACGCCGCGGATGATTCTGGTGGCCGGTACGCCTGCGGCGGTGCTGCGCGGCGTGGCCACACCCGGCATGCGCTTGCAAGCCGGCGTGCCTCGCATGATCGTAACCGTGCTACCATAATAACCTAAAGGGAGAAGACCATGCTGCGTCAACTCATACTGTGCGCGTCGCTGGCGGCGCTGGTGGGCGCAACCCCGGTGCCCACGCCTGCGCCGCATCACCACCGGTGGCACCGCCGCCACGGGCATCCGCATCCAACGCCTACCGTCGTCGTCTTCGGCGACCGCCGCTGGGACCCACCCGGTGACCCCACTGCGCCCGGTACCACGAGCCTGCCGTTGCCACCGGCGATTGCGTTTGTGGTGAACGAAGGCTCCGACGTGCGCCTGATGCTGGAATACACTACGCCGGACAACATAAAGGTGCAGCCGTGGACGTTGCGCTGCCAGGTGCACGACACGCCCACCAACAGCGTGCTGTACGACACCGGATCGTTTGCCCCCACCAGCGTCACCACATACCTGACGCTGCAAGGCGACGTGAACGTGGTGGTGCAGAGCGGCTACTGTGCCGGCAACACCACACAGGGCTGCGCTACCGACGCCGACTGTGGCGGGTCACCGGGTAGCTGCGTATGGATTCCGAGCGAAACGCACCGCTTTACCTGCCAATGGACGTGGGCTCCGCCCCCGGTGCCCAGCACTGCGCCGACGCCTGTCCCCGGCACCGGCACGCAGGAAGTGTACTTTCAGGTCATCAACATGCGTAACATTCCCATGCTATGACCAGCCGCTGGTTGTTCGTCATAGGATTGCTGATGGTTCTCGAGTTACCGGCGCGGGCGCAGCTGCCCACGTTTACGGGCACCCGCACGTGGACGCCCGTAGCCGTACCCCCCACCGCCACGCCCCCCGGCACGCCCACCGGTACGTCGCCGCCCACCCCCACCGAGACGGGCACCCCGCTGCCAGAGGCGCGCATCAAGCCCGAGATGATTCAGTGGCCCACGCCGCAGCAGACCCCCGTGCAGACCCCGGTGTGCGTGGTGGTCGAGCGCGACCCGTCCCTGGGCGCGATGATCTTCTGCCTGCCGGCCACCAACGGATCGATCGGCGGCGGGCAGCGGGCCTGCGTAGGCACCGGGTCGATTGCGGCGGCTGCCGTGGCCAACGTGTGCGTGACGTGGAGCAGCCCTTATCTCAGCTCAGGTGGCTACGTGGTGGTCGGTCCCGTCGTTACGGACACGCCCACCGGAGGCATCGCGGCGTTGATGGTGCACCACTTGACGGGGCAGACGACCACGGGCGCGTGCGCCCTGGTGTTCAACCAGGACGCCGCCAACGCCCGTAGCGGTACGCTGTGCATGCAAGCCGTGGGACTATAGACGGTGGTTTACTATACGCAGAGCGCGTGGCTACCATACAGCCACGCGAGAAGAGGAGTGCGAAACAATGACTCGAATCATCAAGTGGCTTTGGGCAGTGCTGTTGGTAGCAGCGCTTGCTGCGCCGTCAGCCGTGTGGGCCGGCTCGATCGGCTTCCAAGCCGCCAGCGCGGAAGACCCGATGGTCAACGCCTTCTGCACGGGCTCCGGCGCACCGGACGCGTGTTGCACGGGGGTGGGCACCGGTACGTGCGGTCCCGGTCTCAATTCGCTCTGCACCGGTCTCGCAGCGCCCTACTACTGCTGCACCGGCGCGGGCGCGGGCAACTGCAACTGGGCGTCGCTCGGGAGCAATCTCTCGTTCACCGCGCCGCGCACGCTCTATCAGAGCAACACCAACCGGGCGATCTTGGCGGACTTTGACGCGCCCGTGGCGACCAACACGCTCTGCACGGGCTCTGGCGCACCGTGGGCTTGCTGCACCGGCGCGGGTGCGGGCACCTGCACCACGTACTGTACGGGGGCCAACACACCGTACAGTTGCTGCACCGGGAGCGGTACCGGGAACTGCGGCGCGTCGCGCTGCATCCTGCTCCACTTTCCGATGCCGCCCGACTACGTGGCGGCGGGAAACATGACGTGGACCTACGGCATGGTGACTAAGGGCAACGCCACCTGCACGGCGGCGGGCGTGCCGTGGCCGTGCTGCACGGGCTCGACCACCGGCACGTGTGGCGTGCTCGACGGCACACACGCCGCATGTTTCCACACCGACGTGGCATGCGCGGCCGGCGGCGGGGCCTACGGCTTCGGCGCCGCCACGCTGCTCTACGCCGCACCGACCGCCGGTGCCAGCAATAACTGCCAGGCACCATCGGCAACTGGCGGCATTGTGTCGCGGCAGACTTCCTTCTCCACCACCAGCATGACCATGAGCGGCTGCCATCCGAAAGACTCGGTAATCGTGCGCTTCTGCCGCGATGCGAACCTGGCTTCTGCTTCGAGCGAGAATACCTCGAACATGAGCCTCATCGATCTGGTGTTTACCTACTGATGCGCCGCCGTCTCCTCGCGCTCGGCGCGGTGGCGGTGCTTCTCGGCTTTGGCGTCTCTGCGCTCGCGCAGCTGAATCTCAACATCGTGCCGTTCAACGCCGCATCGAGCTTCTCGATGGGCGCCATGCCGCCCACCGCCAACATGACGGAGTGGCTCCGCGCCGATCAGATCGTCGGGCTTGCCAACGGTGCGGCCATCGCTACGTGGTTCGACACCTCCGGCAACAACAATCACGCCACGCAGGTCACCGCCGCCAACCGCCCCACCTACCAGACCAACGTCGCCAACGGTCCGTGGAACTCCTCCTATCCGCCGGGCGCAGCCAGCTGCACCGCGTGCGCGCCCGTGGTGCGCTTCACGGCGGCGAACTCTCAGTTCTTTAATCTTCCCTCGACGTCCAGCTACTCGGCGGGCGAGGCGTTTATCGTCGTCAAGATCACCACCGACCCGCCGACGCTTACGAACAACACCGGGCTCTGGCGCTTCACCGACTCCAACTCCTCCGACGGCTACCCGGCGACCGCCTACCCGTGGACCGACGACAAGATCTACGAGGGCTTCGGCACCACGGTGCGCAAGGGCACTGGCATTGGCGGCATCGACCACTCGGCGGTCGGCACGCTGACGCAGTGGCGCGTGTATGACGTGTACTCGGCCGGTGGCGGGTATCAGATCTTTCTCGGCGGTGTGTCGCTCTTCTCCACGGCGAGCAACACGGTGCAGTTCTCCGCCACGCCGACGCTCGGGCAGTCGCATGGCGGTACGGGCGACGGCGGCTTGAACTACTACCTGAACGGCGACGTCGGCGAGTTCATCCTCTACAACCAAGTGCTCTCGGCGGCGGATCGCCAGTTGGTGTTCAGCTACCTCGTCAACAAGTTCGGCATGGGGCCGGCGTCCGGCAACACGTTGTCGTGTCCGCTCAACCTGAACGATTCGGTCAAAGGCCAACCACAGATCGCCACGCGCGACTGCGATCCCGTCACGACGGACTCCTTCGCGTGGCCGTTCATGTGGACGTGGGCGATGCCGCTCGGCGCGACGACGATCCGGTTCGACATGGAAGCCAGCACGGTGGTGGACAACACGCAATGTACCGCGTCGGGCGCACCGCTGAGCTGCTGTACCGGCTCTGGAACGGGCTCGTGTACGAACCAGTGCTTCAAGGTGGCCATCGGATGCGGCCCGTACTTTGTCACGGTTCCGCTCCGCAACATGACGTGGGGCGCGTACACGCCATCGGTCTGCGCTCCGCTCGTCAACGTCTTCAGCGGGTACACGCTTCTCTCGTTTCCGTCGGTGCCCATCCCCAGCACCGCCACACCGCCCGTCGACTGCAATGTGCTCGTGACGCGCGATGGCACCAACGCGGGTGACACGTCTCCCGGCGTCGGCAAGGTCGCCTCTGGGCGGCTCATGTACTGATGGGTGGAGGAACCATTGTGGGGTCGCCGGGTCGCATGGATCGTTGCGGTGCTGGTGGTTGGCTTCACCGTCACGGCGGCTAACTGGATTCCACCGCTTCGCTCGAACATCCCCTACATTCCGCAACTCCCCGCCACGCCGCCTGGCCCCACCCTCCGCCCGTTCTTTGTTCCGCAAACGCCCACGCCTGGGCCGGTCGGCACGGCCACCAACACAGCCACCGCTACGTGGACGCCCACGCCTGCCAACACGTCCACACGCACCAACACGCCGGTCAACACCGCTACCGCTACCAATACGCCGGCCAACACGGCCACACGCACTAACACACCCGTGAACACCGCTACCGCTACCAATACGCCCGTCAATACAGCCACCAGCACCAACACGCCGCTCTTCACCAACACCGTGACACGTACGTACACGGCCACGGCCACGGCCACGCCGACCAACACGCCGGTGGCCAAGCCGTTCTTCGTTCCGCAGCCCACAGCGACCGCGACTAATACGAACACCCCGCTGCCGGGCAACACGGCTACCGCTACTCGGACAACCACGGCCACCAGCACCAACACCCCTGTCAATACGTCCACGGCAACCAACACCCCGGCCAACACGCCGACAAGCACGGCCACCGCCACCGCCACGGCTACCGCCACCGTGACGCCAACGGGCTGCATGGTGCTGAGCGGTATGGCAATCTGGTACAAGGCGGACGCCATTACCGGCGTCGCCAACGGTGCGAGCCTCGGCACGTGGCCCGACAGTAGCGGCAACGGACGGGACGCCACGACCGGAATTGTGAACGGACTGCCTGCCGTGTATCAGAACGGCGCACAGGGGCTGGCGGTGCCCGACCTGCCAGCGACGCCTGCGTCACTTGAGACGTTCATCGTTGTGAAGGCCGACCTTGACCCTCCGGCGGCGTCTCCAGCGTCGGGCTTGTGGCTGTACGGTACGTCGGGGCTCGCGACGCATTACCGGTACCCCGGTGACTTGAACGTGTACGACGGCTTTGGCAGCACCACCCGCCGCAGCGAGGGCAACCTGCCGAACAACCTGGCCGCGTGGAACATATACAACGTGTCGTCCGCTTCCGCTAGCTGGATCGCCCGGTTCAACGGTGCGCAAGTGTACTCAGATACGACCAACACCGTGGCGATGGGCGGTGGCAACGGGCGCATCGGCGTGTCGTTCAGTAACTGGGGCCTGGTGGGGTACATCGCCGAGTTCGTGCTGTACAATACCGCGCTGTCCTCGGTGGACCGCGCCACGGTCAACGCCTGCCTGGCGGCAAAGTACGGCATTACGCTGGCCGTGCCGACCAACACGCCCACCGTAACGCCGACCATCACCCCCGCACCGCGTCCGTTCTTTGTGCCGCAGCCTACTGCAACGGCTACCGCAACGTCGCTCGCGACGTTCACCTTGACACGTACCGCAACGGCTACCAATACGCCGGTCAACACCAGCACCGCTACCGTTACCGCTACCGCAACGGCAACAGCGACTGCCACCGCAACGAGCGCCTTTACCACGACACCCACGCCGATGAGCAACCAGTGCCAGTTCGTCGTGGTGACGCCACTCTCCAGCGACGGCTTCCCGTACGCGCAAGGTGGCTCGTGGCCAGGGAGTGCAACAGGCTTTGTCACTGGCTCGGCCAACTACATTCAGGCGTCGTGGGACGGCACGAGCACGTACACGTCGGAGAACTACGTCGCCCGGTTCCCTACGGGTGCCGCGATTCCCGCCAACTCGTACATCGCCACGGCGTGGATGCACCTGTTCGTCGGCGCGCAGACGTCTGCCAACACCGATACGACGATCGGCGCGCGGTACTTTGATGCGGGCTCAACGCTTGACTTGACCGACTGGTCCGCCACGGCGGTTGGGCCGGTGGCGTTCGATATGCCAGGGCCGCTCTCGGGTTACGCCAGCGGCGATCAGAACGTTGCGCTTACCAATGTGGCCAACATCAAGACTGGTACCGGCGGATACACCGATCTGCGCCTGGTGGCGGTGCGGCCCGGCGGCGCTGCGCCCACGGGCAACAATTATCTTTACATCGCCACGTCGAGCGCTCTCTCAACTCAGCAGCCCTTCCTCACAATCGAATACTGCCCGCCGCCACGCTTTATGCCAGTGGTTGTCCCGCAGACACCGACGCCGCTTGCAACGGCGACGGTCACCAACACGCCCACGTTTACGGCCACGGCCACCGCTACGGCCACCAGCACGGCCACTGCCACCAGCACCGCCACGGCGACGCCCACGCCCACGTGGACTCCACTGCCGCCCAAGCCGTTCATCATCCCACAGCCCACGGCAACCGTCACCAACACGCCGCCCGCCACTGCCACGGCCACCGCCACGGCCACCAGCACGGCTACGGTTACGGCGACTGCGACGGTGACGTTGACTCCGACGATTACACTGACGCCTACACCGTCCCCAATGAGCAACCAGTGCACGTTCGCTGTGCTGACGCCGCTGGCGTCCGATGGCTTCCCGTACACGCAGGGGGCGTCGTGGCCGGGGAGCAGTCCAGGATTTGTTTCCGGCACCGCCAACTACATCCAGGCAAGTTACGACGGCACCAGCACGTACACCAGTGAGAACTACGTGGCGCGGTTCCCGACGGGTGATGCAGCCCCAGCGGGCGCGTACGTGGCGGCGGCGTGGATGCACCTGTTCGTGGGCGTTGATACGGCGGCAAACAGCGACGCGACGGTCGGCGCACGGTACTTCAGCGGCACTATGAGCAGCGCCGACTGGGTGCCGACGCCAACGGGGCCGGTGGCGTTCGACATACCGGGGCCGCTGTCTGGCGTGGCAACGGCGGACGAGAACTACACGCTCCAGAACCTCAGCAACATCAAGGTGGGTGCGGGTACGTTCACCGACCTGCGCCTGACCACATATCGGCCTGGCGGGGCGGCACCCACCGGGAACAACTACATCTACATCGCCACTTCGACTGTCTCCTTCCCCAGTCAACGCCCATCGCTGACCGTGGAGTATTGCCCGCTGCCGCGCTTCGCGCCGTTCTTCATTCCCGCGCCAACCGTCACGCCAACCATCTACACGCCCACGCCCACGGCCACGGCCACGGCGACCCGTACCGCTACCCCTACGCCGACCAGTTGCTTACCGCAGCAGGCAAGCATTGCCATGTGGTATCGCGGCGACGCCATTACCGGTCTGGCCGACGGAGCCTCGCTGCTGACGTGGCCAGACAGCAGCGGCAACGGGCGCGACGCTACCACCGTCAGCGGCCTGCCGAATCCGGTGTACCACACCGCCGTGGTAAACGGGCTGCCTGCCGTGCATCACGACGGCACGCAAGGGCTGGCGCTGCCCGACTTACCCTCGACACCCGCTGCGTTCGACGTATTCATTGTGGTGAAGACCGACGTGGACCCGCCAGCGTCCACGGCCACGTCGGGCTTGTGGTTGTACAGCACGTCCGGCGTGGCGACGCATTACCGCTGGCCAGGAGACAGCAACATCTACGACAGCTTTGGCAGCACCACCCGCCGTGCGGAGGGCAACCCGGCCACCAGCCTGGCCACGTGGAATCTGTACAACGTCACCTCGACCGCCAGCGGCTGGACGGCGCGGCTGTCGGGCAGTACGCTCTACAGCGACACGAGCAACGTCGTCGGCATGGGTGGTGGCAACGGGCGGCTGGGCGTCTCGTTCAATAACTGGGGCCTGGTGGGCTCCATAGCGGAAGTGGTGGTGTACAGCGCGGAGCTATCGCCATCGGATCGCTCGCTAGCGGCAGCGTGCTTGGGAACCAAGTACGCGCTGACGATTGCAACGCCCACGCCCACGTTTACGCCCACGCGCACCTTTACGCCCCTCAGCAAGCCGTTCGTTATCCCACAGCCAACCAACACGATCACAGCCACGCCAACGATCACTGCCACGCCAACGCTTACCGCGACTGTGACCGCTACGGCCACAGCGACGTTCACCGTAACGTGGACTCCGGTACCGCCTAAGCCGTTCTTCATTCCCGCACCTACCAACACGGCCACCGGCACGGCTACGGCTACGGCAACCAACACCGGCACCGCCACGGCTACGCCCACCAACACGCCGGTCGTCAAGCCCTTCTTCATTCCAGCGCCCACCGGCACCGCTACCAGCACGTTCACTGCAACGCCTACGGTCACGCCCACCGGTACGGTCACAGCTACTCCGACCAACACGCCCGTGCCGCCCAAGCCCTTTTTCATTCCAGCGTCCACCGACACTCCTACGAATACGGTCACGGTAACGCCTACCAACACGGCCACGCCCACTAACACACCGCAGCCGCCCAACCCATTCATCGTGCCGCAGCCCACGGCGTCTCCGACGCAGACGCCGACCAGTACGCCGACCGTAACACTCACCTCAACACCCACTAATACTCCGGTACCCCCTAAGCCGTTCTTCATCCCAGCCCCAACGGCGTCGGCCACCGGCACGGTTACGGCCACCGGTACGGCTACGGCCACGCCGACCAACACACCCAAGCCGCCCAATCCGTTCTTCGTGCCGCAGCCCACGTCTACTGCCACGGGCACTGCCACGGCTACGCCAACCAACACGCCGCAACCACCTAACCCGTTCATCGTTCCGCAGCCCACCCACACGCCAACCAACACGGCCACAGCTACACCCACCGGCACGCCTGTACCGCCTAAGCCGTTCGTCGTGCCGCAGACGGTTACTGGCACTGCGACATCAACCGCCACGCAGACGCCGCTGGTGCCGCCCACGCTTACTCCGGCGCAGGCTCCGTTCTTCGTGCCGCAGCCCACGCAGACGCCCACGCCGTTTGTGGCGTTGGTGCCCACGGGGCACGTGGCCGTGTTTGGTGGCGGCATCGGCGACGTGCAGGCATGCGTCAACACGCCAGCGCCCGGTACGCCTGCGCCACCGTACATCTGCGTCAATCCTGCTGCCACGCCGCGTGGCTTTGCCGCTGCACCGCTGGGCGTACCGGTTGAAGTGCCCAACCTGGGCGGCAAGGTGGTGCGCTGCGCGCCTGGTGATGCCAACCGCGCCTTCTGGTGTCAGACGACGCCCACGCCCGGTGCCGTGCGGGCACAGGTGGGCTTGGCGGGCACTCCTGTGGAGTACGATGCCACGGGCGACTACGGCATGTGCAGCGCCGCGTCGCAAAACTACGTCTGCTCGGTGACGCCATGATCTCCATTGTGCAACGCTTCGAGTTGATTCGACAGGCCGGCATGTTCGCCAAGGCCACCGCCTGCCCCGAGCACGACTTCACGGACGTGTCGCGGGACCGGGGCCGGCGCTTGCCGCAGGGCTGGTTGGAGTGTGCGCGGTGCGGGGTGCGCGTGTCGGTGCTGTGTGCGTTCTTCTACGAACAGGGGCTCCGCCATGCAGAGGCCGGTGCGGGCCGCTTGCGTTCCGCACGGTAACGGCGCTATGCGGCGCGCATGAGCAGCTACCGCAACGTCGATGCCATGATCGATCGGCTGCTACAGCTGCACGCCAGGCTGAGCGCACCGCAAGGCGTGGCTATCGATCGGCTGCGCATGATCACAGCGGCCAGCGCGTCGATCACCCCGCCGCACGCCAGCGTGCAGCACCGGCTGCTCGTGGAGAAGGTCGATATCATCTGCTGCATCCGCGACGCGCGGTTGAACCGGGTGCAGCTGTTTGTGCTGTCGGTGTTGTTTCGGCCCCGGCACCGGTACTGCCGGCGCTGCGCCCGCGCGTACCCCGCCGCTACCGAAGTAACGGCCCACTGCCCCCGGTGCCACGCCACGCGCGACCAGGGGTGGACCTACGAGGCGTTCCCCACCAACAACGTGCTGGCCGAGGAGCTGACGCGCTTTACCCGTACGCCCTGGTACGAGGAGCGCACGCGCCGATTCCGCAACCGGGTGTACGACGCCGTGGAGGAGTCAATGAAGCGTCGAGGGCTCTGGTACTATGGGCAAGCGGCGTCCGCCTAAAGCGCACTGGCAGCGCAGCCTGACCGACGGCCGCGCCCGCTGCCAGCACGACGTCTCGGAGGGCGTGCAGTGCCCCAAGCCGGCGCGTCCAGGCTACCTGCACTGTGCCAGGCACGGTGGCGGCAGCCCGTTGCAGGACCAGTCCAGCACGCACACCGTGGCGCAGCGCCGTGGCGCACGCGCCGCCACCATCCTGGACTACAGCGGCGTGGCTCGCCGTGAGTTGTACGCCCGGTACCCGGTGCTGCGGGCGTTCTTTGACCGGTACGCCAAGCTGCCGATGGAACGGGTGGCAGACTTTCGCGATGTCATTAACGAGATCCGGGCGCTGATGGACTGGCAGAGCCAGTTTCCCACGCTGACGCCCGAGGAGTACTTTGCCGGCCGATTGGCTACGCTGAGCCGAGGCATCGAGGCAATCGAACGTGCAGGCCGCGCGCAACAAGCCATGCAGGACGTGGACGGCGAGTTGCGGTTGCGCATGGCGCAGCTGCTCCAGCCAGTGCTCATAGGGCTGGAGCAGCTGATCATTGCCTTTGTGCCCGTGGACCAGCGCACTGCGGCCTTGACGATGCTGCGCGAAGTGGTGACGGTCAGCCTGGCGCACCCCGTGGTGCCGGTGCCGCTACCGCCACCGCCGGAGGACAGCCCACCGCCATGACCGACCCGGCCCCACAGCTGAGCAGCTTGGAACTGGTGAACGCGCTGCATGGCCGCGTGACGGCGCATGGCCGCGCGCTGGACCTGCCGCCCCTCAGCGTATGGGTGCGCAAGCACCGCATCACCATCGAGCGCCGCGTGGCCGAACTCGAGACGCGCCCGTGGCTGCGCCAGCTGTACGACGATGCGCATCCGAGCATCGTGCTGCGCAAGGCCACACAGGTGGGCGGCAGCGTGTGGGCCATCCTCAGCATGTTGCAGAAGTGCGTGGAGGTGAAGAACTGGCGCGGCACGGTGTACTTCTTCCCCACCAAGACCGACGTCACCGACTTCAGCCAGACGCGCGTGGGGCCGCTGCTGGAGGAGAACCCCTACTTGCAGACGGTGGTGGGCGACATCGACAAGACCGGCGTGCGCCAGGTGGGCGCGGGGTTCGTGTACTTCCGCGGCATGCGCAGCAAGACCGGCATGAAGAGCGTGCCGGCGGACGGCATTGTGTTTGACGAACTCGATGAGGCAACCGACGATGCTAAGGCGATGGCCGTGGAGCGGTTGGCCGCTTCTCCGTATAGATTCTGCTATGAGCTATCGAATCCGTCAATTCCGCAGTTCGGCATCGACTATGCCTACAGCGGCGCGCCGGACAGCGGCATCCCGGGCAGCGACCAGCGCATGTGGCACATCCGTTGCGGCACGTGCAACCGCTGGGTCAGCATGGAAAGCGAATTCCCCACCGTGCTCGGCGAGACGGATCTCAAGGTGCTGCGCCCGCGCAAGAAGAAGTACCTGACCACGTGGCGCAGGGCTTTGACGGCGGGCATCGACGTGGAGTCGATGGACTGGTACCGCTGCTGCCCCACGTGCGGCACCGAGCTGGACCCGCAGCACGGCGAGTGGGTGGCCAGCCGCCCGACGGTCAAGAGTCCGCACGGCTACAGCCTCAGCCAGCTGTACAGCCCCACCGTGGACCCCGGCAAGCTGGTGAAGCTGTACCACAGCACGCGGCAGCCGCATCACTTCTACAACCTGAACATCGGCATCGCCTGGATCCCCAGCGAGGACGTGCTGACCCCTGGCCACGTGCTGCGCTTCTGCGGCGACTACCCCAACGCCTACGAAGACCCCGGCCCCTGCACAATGGGCGTAGACCAGGGCAACGCGCTGCATGTGGTCATCAGCCGGCCCGGTCCCATGCCGTTCTGGCGGCAGATTGTGCACATTGGCGTGTACCAGGACTGGGAGCAGCTGGACCTGTTGATGCAGCGGTTCTCGGTGCGCATGGCGGTGGTGGACCGCCAGCCCGAGCAGCGCAACGCCCGCAGCTTTGCGCTGCGGCATCCCAAGTGCGTGTACCTGAACACCTACAACGTACACGCCGTGGGTCGCCCCAAGTGGAACGATATTGACCTCACCGTGTCCGAGAACCGCACCGAGATCATCGACGTCAGCCGCATGCCGTTCCGCGTGCCGCTGGGCGCAGCGCCCGACCCCAGCCCGCAGACGCCCGTGGTAACGCTGCCCGCGCGCTGCTGGGAGGTTGAGGAGTTTGCCCGCCACGTGGCCGCGCTGGTGAAGAAGCGCGTGGAGGAGGGCACGGTGCCTGGCAGCCTGCACGAGATGCAGCTGATCAAGCCGGTGCAGTTTGTGTACGTGGCCAGTGTGCCCGACCACTTTGCGCACGCCTGGGTGTACGACAACATTGCCTGGGCCTTTGACGCCAGCAGCGAAAGCCGTCCCATCCGCGACGCCACGTTGCTGGCCGTGGGCAACTTGCGCAGCAACATCAAGCAGCTGCACATGCCCACGCTGTTGCAGAACCTGAGCCGCCGGGACAAGCACATGGAAGGTTACGAGACGGCCGAGGAGGATGAGAAGGAGTTGAAATGAAGTGTTTGTGTGGATGCGGAAAGCAGACTTTCTCGTACGCCCGGTACGTTAGCGGCCACAGGTTGCCACCCGTCGGAAGATGAGTATAGCGCAGCGGCTTCGGTGGAAGAACATGCAGGACGGCGAGTAATGCCGCGTGACTACAGCCGCACCAACTTCCGCGAGTTGCGCGCCAAAGGGTACGCGGACGAAGTGCTGCGCCGCCGCCTGCGCCGCGAGCGCCTGAGCCGCGACAGCCCCGTGCTCCGTGGCTGGCACGAAGTGGCAGCGGTGCTGCACCTATCCACATCGGCCACCAAGGTGCTGGCTCGCAGCGCGGTGCTGCCGCTGTACACCAGCAAGCTGCATGGCCGACACGTGCTGGTGGCGTTCCGTGACGAACTGCTGGCCGCATACCGCGACTTGGTGCTAGAGAAGTTCGTTCCGGCCAGCAACGTGCCGTGGAGCAAGCGTGTGGGCACGGTGCGTACGGCCAAGAAGGTTCTCGAGCTATTGCGTCCGCTGTTGGGGCGGGTCACGCGGCCACCGACGGGGCCGGAATGGGCAGATGCGGCGCAAGACGTCTGTGAGTTGATGGAGCGCCTGGTGTATGAAAAGACGCAACTCCCTGCCGGCAGCCCCGGCGTCAACGTCGCCACGGGCAAGTGGAGGCCCGGTACTGCCCCCAACCCTCACGCGCGTGGCAAGGCCGCGCAGCGGCGGACAGTCGCTGGGGCCGGTACCGTTCCGGATTGACGCGCAGCTGCCCGACCGTCCCATACCGGCGCACTGGTGCACCAGCCAGGGGCGGTGGTGTCGTAAGTTCTGGGTGCTGGGGCCGTGGTGCCTGCGCGTTGACGGTGCGCCCAAGCTGCACGCGCAGCTGCCGTGCCCGCAGCTGCACAGCACCGTGGAGCCCGCACGGGCCGTTGTGGCGCGTCTACAGCACAGCACGGCCTGCCGGCACCTACCCGTGGTGGCCACGGGCTTAGACGGGCTGCAAACGCCCCTACAGGCCGCAGCGGCGCTCGCTGGCGCAGCCTGGAGCGCCCGCAGGTACGGTACCCCCACCATGCTGGACGCGGCTGGCTTGACGGGCCGCTGCCCCGTATGCGGGCGGGCGTGCGTGGTATGCGCCGACCCGGCTGGCCCGCCGGAGTGTCGCATAAACGGCTACTGCGTGGTGGCGGAATGGCACGTGGCGCACTGCGCGCCGTGGCTGGTTACGTGGAGTGTGGCCGACGCTGCGGACCCCGGCGGCCTGACCACACGCCGCTACTACCAGCGCCGCATGCGCCACCCGGACACGCCGGAGCCCCTGGCCGTGGTGCATAACCGCACACAGTCCCGTGCGGGTGGGCGTTAGTATAGGGTATGCAGGCCAGTGTACGCCTGGACGCCACGCCAAGCTGGACGCTGATAACCGAGGCGAGTGATCTCGAACGTGCTACTTCACTGAT